GGTCGTCCAATCGCGCAGGCTTTGCCTAGCGCTAGATTCCTAGAACTGGTTTAATGAGACGCATTCGCAATAAGCCATGACTGACGAACCAAAGCTGTCAATTCAGATGGCGCAAAGGATCGAATTGTGGCCTTTAGATCGACTTAAGCCTTACGAACGAAATGCAAGGACGCATAGCGCGGAACAGGTCGCGCAGATCGCTGCGTCGATCGTGGAGTTCGGTTTCACCAACCCGATCTTGGTTGATTCAGGCGATGGAATCATTGCTGGTCATGGCCGACTGCAGGCAGCGCGTGAGCTTGGCCTGACCACCGTGCCGGTGGTGGTGCTGGATCACCTGAGTGATCGGCAACGCCGTGCGTATGTGCTGGCCGACAATCAGTTGGCGCTGAATGCTGGATGGGATCTCGAGTTGCTGCGCACTGAGCTGCAGGACTTGGTGGCGGATGATTTCGATCTGAGCGTGATCGGCTTCAGCGACGAGGAGCTGGAGGATCTGTTGCCTGAGGTGGAAGAGGTGCCGCCTGAGGATGCGGACGATGAAGCGGTGCCGGAGATTCCGGAGGAGCCGATCACGAAGCCTGGAGACGTCTGGCTGCTGGGAAAGCATCGGTTGATGTGCGGGGATAGCACATCGCTGACGGAGGTGGAGCGGTTGATGGCTGGCGAGAAGGCGGACATGGTGTTCACCGATCCGCCCTACAACGTGGCCTTTAGCGGAGCGCTGTCATCCACGTCCAAGGACGGCAGGATTGTCAAGATGTCCCAGGGATACACCAACCCGTCATCTACGCATGAGGAGATCAAGAACGACAGCATGAGCAAGGCTGAGTTCAGCGACTTCATGCTTTCCGTTTTGTCAGTCATCAAGGCCTACTGCGTCGGCGGTTATTACATCTGCTTCTCCAGCGCCACCTTGGATGAGCTGCTGGCTCCGCTGGTGCAATCTGGTCTGGGGTGGAAGAGCATCATTGTCTGGAACAAGAACCAGTCCCCGATGGGTGGCGGCCACTTCCGGCGCAAGTACGAGCCCATTGCCTATGGGTATTTTGAAAACCGTTTCTATGGGCGCGAGTATGCAGAAGACGACGTGTGGGACGTTGACCGCACGCGCAAGAACGATCTGCATCCCACTATGAAACCAGTGGAGTTGGTCGAGAAAGCCATCGGCTACTCCAGCAAGAAAGGCGAGCGCGTGCTGGACCTCTTCGGCGGATCAGGCACCACTGCCATCGCCTGTGAGAAGACCGGGCGTCAAGCGCGGCTGATGGAACTCGACCCCCGCTACTGCGACGTGATCGTGAAGCGGTGGCAGGCGTTCACGGGCAAGCGCGCCACGTTGGAGGCGACGGGTGAGGTGTTTGCTGAGGATGCCGCATGAACCTGAAGGAGTATGCGGAGAGCCGGGGCAAGAGCTATCAGACGCTGGCGCGCTGGGCACAGGCCGGGAGGCTGACGCAGATCAAGCGTGAGGGGAAGGCGTATGTGATCCCGGATCCGCAGGCCTTGGATCGAGAGATTGCATCGGTAAAGGCACCTGACCGTGGTGGTGCATCACCTGGTACGCAGGTGGACGAGAGCCTGCGGAGGCAGCAAGCAGATGAGCGTGCGGTGCCAAGCTTCGCTAGGAGCCGTGCGATTCGCGAGGCGTTTGCGGCAAAGCTGAGTGAGTTGGACTTTAAACAGCGCAGCGGGAAGCTGGTTGACAAGGCGGAGCTGAAGATGCGGCTGGCGAAGGTGCATATGGGCGTGCGTGATGCGCTGCGCACGATTCCGGACCGCGTGGCGCCGATTCTGGCTGCTGAGACTGACCAGGCTGCAATCCATGCTTTGCTGCTGAAGGAAATCGGTCAGGCGCTGGAGGGGCTAAGTGGCAGCACCGATTGACGATCTGATTCATGGCTGTCTCGAGTCGTTGCGGTTCGAGCCTGAACTGACAGTGAGCCAGTGGGCGGATGCGCATCGGATGCTGAGCGGCAAGGCATCAGCGGAGCCTGGACCGTGGCGAACTGACAGGACGCCTTACCTGAAGGAGATCATGGATGAACTGAGCACCACCAGCGCAGTGCAGCGCGTGGTGCTCATGGCTGGCGCACAGCTAGGCAAGACGGAAGCGGGCAGCAACTGGCTCGGCTATGTGATCGCGCACGCCGGTGGACCGATGCTGATGGTGCAGCCGACTGTCGACATGGCGAAGCGCTTGAGCAAGCAGCGCTTGGAGAGCTTGATCAGCGAAACGCCGTGCCTGTCAGAGAAGATCGCACCGGCCAGGAGTCGGGACTCGGGCAACACGATGTTCGCCAAGGAGTGGGCGGGCGGGATGATGATCCTCACGGGCGCCAACAGCGCGACCGGATTGCGGTCTGCGCCTTGTCGTCATATCTTCCTCGACGAGGTGGACGCGTTCCCTACTGATGTGGACGGCGAGGGCGATCCTGTGACGCTGGCCGAGAGGCGTAGCACGACATTTAGCCGGCGCAAGATCTTCATGACCAGCACGCCGACGGTGAAGGAGTTTAGCCGGATTGAATCGGAGTTTCTGCTGAGTGATCAGCGGCGGTACTTCTGCCCATGCCCGAGTTGTGGGGCGATGCAGTGGTTGAAATGGCCGCAATTGAAATGGGATGACAACGAACCGAACACGGTGTTGTATGAGTGCGAGCACTGCAAGGATCGTTTTAATGAGTCCCATAAGACTCAAATGTTGACCGCAGGGCGATGGATGGCGACCGCGCCGGGAGATGGCAAGACCGCCGGCTTCCATCTGTCGTCGCTCTATAGCCCATTGGGATGGAAGAGCTGGGAGGAGATCGTCGAGGACTTCCTGCGCAGCAAGGGTGATGCGCCGCGGCTGAAGACCTGGGTCAACACCGTGCTCGGTGAGACATGGGAAGAGGACTATGCGAGCAAGGTGAGCGCCGATGGATTGATGGGGCGGTGCGAGCACTACGAGGCTGGCGTGATCCCCGAGGGTGGTTTAGCTCTGACGGTTGGCGTCGACGTACAGGACAACCGCCTCGCGATCAGTGTCTGGGCGTGGGGGCGTGAGGAGGAGGGATGGCTGATTGACCATCAAGAGATCTACGGCGACCCGAGTCGCGCTGAGCTGTGGAAGCAGCTCGATGAGCTGGCGCTGAAGGAATGGGAGCACAGCAGCGGGGGCAAGCTGCGCCCTGATGTGGTGGCAGTCGATAGCGGCGGCCATTTCTCGGCGGAGGTGTACCAATACGCGCGCGAGCGTGGGCGGCAGGGTGTGATTGCGATCAAGGGCGCCAGTCAGCGCGCCAAGCCACCGATCGGCAAACCGAGCAAGGTGGACGTGAACTACAAGGGCAAGACGCTGAAGCGTGGTGCGCTGCTGTATTCAGTCGGCACCGACACGATCAAGACAACGCTGTTCGGGAGGCTGAAGCACAACGAAGCTGGTGCTGGCTACCTGCACTTCCACATGCAGGCCACCTCCGAGTATTTCGAGCAGTTGACTGCTGAAAAGCAGGTGCTGCGCTACAACCGATCAGGCTTCCCTACGCGCGAGTGGGTGAAGAAGGCAAGCGCACGAAACGAGGCGCTCGACACGCTGGTCTATAGCTATGCAGGATTGAACCTGATGTATCAGCGCTACGACAGAAGAACGATTTGGGATCAGCTTGAAAAACGACTAGAACTGGCGCGCGACCCGGAGCTAAGATCAAGGAAGCAGCCTGCGCCTGCGGCTGGTCCCGGATACGTCAGCAACTGGTAGGCCGTGAACATCCCGAGCGAGATCAGAGCAGGCGACACGATCCAGTGGCGGGATGTTGCTGGTGTGGACAATCTCGGCAATGAGGTCAGCAGCTCGGACTACACGCTGACCTACTACCTGCGGTTCAACGCTGCTAGCGAAGGCGCGACGGTGGTGGGCACTGCGTATGGCACCGGCTGGCAGTTCAGCATTGCCGCGGCCACGAGCGTGAACTTCGACGCCGGCACCTGGTACTGGCAAGCCGTTGCGACGAAGACTGGCAGCACGATCACGCTTGGTAGCGGCCAGTCGACCGTGCTGGCGGCGTTGAGCTACTCGGGCACACCGGCTGCGTTGGATGGACGGTCGCAAGCGCAGAAGGATCTCGATGCGGTGCAGGCCGCGATCCGCACGATCGTTGCCGGTGGTGTGGCGAAGGAATACACCATCGGCAACCGGAGCCTGAAGAAATACGACCTGACGGATCTGCTGGCTTTAGAAACTAAGTTGAAGGCTGACGTGAATCGTGAGCAGAAGGCTCAGCTGATCGCCAATGGTCTGGGCAATCCGTTCAATCTGTTCGTGAGGTTCTGATGGGTCTGCGCACTCGGCTGTTCAAGGCAATGGGATTCGCGCCGATCCGGCC